ATACTGCTAATCTTGTAGGATATTGGAAATTCAATGAGGGTAGTGGAACTACTGTTATTGACCATTCGACTAATAGTAACAATGGAACATTAACCACAAATGATACAGGACTTCCAATTTGGGAAGAGATTGGGGAAGGGGGATATTAATAATGGCTGTTCAATTATTAGATAAAACCCTTGTAATGAAACCTCGTAGGTCACATCATGTAAAACCTGTTAGGGTAGAAGAGGTGGTTGATGAAACTATTGAGAATGTATATGGAGAACCCAAAGCTGATAAGTTTGATGAAATAATAGATTTACTGAAACAGGATAATATTTATGGAGAGAAGGAGAACATAACTTTAGGAGCAGTTGATGTTCCAATTGAGAAACAAATATCAATAGATAAAGTTTCTACCAAAGGATTAAAGTCTGAAGAGTATAAAAATAATTCAGAAAGTAAGTTAGATAAACTAAGGAAACTACGCCGTGGCAATTAAACCAATAACAAATGAAAATGCTGGATACGAGTCGAATGTAAATCGTGCCGAACAAACTAGCATAAGAAGTGAAAAGGGAAATCCTAAAGTAGTCATTAAGAAACCAGGTGGTCAAAATGCTGGTAAGGGTTTTTCTATTGGTTTAAAAGAAATAGATACTGCGGTTATCAAGCACATCCGAAACATAATGAAACCAAAGGTAAGAGAACAGAACGAGGTTATTTCCGTGCCTGTTCTTTATGGTAATGAAGAAAGATGGAAGTCTATAAAAGCTAGAGGGACATTGAGAGATAAAAACGGCGTACTAATTTTACCGATGATAGTGATAAAAAGAACATCGGTAGGGTTTGATGATGCTATGCCCCTTTCATTTGATAATGATGTAAGAGGAAAATTCGTATCTGTAATTCGTTCAAGTAGTGGTTGGAGTAAAAATAATAGATACGATAGGTTTGCTGTTTTAACAGGTCAAAAACCAGTACAAGAATTTGTCAAAACTGGTATGCCAGACTTTGTAAGATGTAACTATAGTATTGTTATGATGACATCTTTTATAGAACAGATGAATGATTTAAATACACTTTGGATAGAACATTTAGAAACTTATTTTGGTGACCAAACCAGTTATCGTTTTCTATCATCACTTGATGGTGATATATCAAACGAAATAGAAATGGAATCACAAGGTGAGAGAATGATACGAAACGAGTTCAGTATGACTATTAAAGGATACATGATACCTGAGTTTACTGATAATGTCTTTGGAAAAACTGCTGAATTGGGTAGAGCTCATACACCAAAAAAAGTTACTTTTTCCGAAAAACTTTTATAATTATATATGTATATAATTGTTATAACAAACTAAATTAGAGGTTTTTAAAATGTCAGAAGTAAAATTCACAGAAAAAGAACTACAGTCTCTTCAAGAACTTTCTACTAAGTCTAATGGAATTACCAATAGATTTGGTCAGTTAGCAATTGCTAAGATTAACTTAGAAAAACAATCTGAAGCAGTTGAAGAAGAAGAGTTTAAACTTCACGAAGAGTTAGAAGCTCTCAAAGTAGAAGAACAAGAAACTCTTCAGTCAATTACTGAAAAGTATGGACCTGGTACATTGGATCCACAAACAGGAGTATTTACTCCATCTGTAGAAGTTCAACCTTCCGAAGAAGAAAAATAAAATAACTTTCTCTATCTTTCCAAAATTAGGTAATATTTATATATGAATAATTGTATTAAATCTTACCTAATTTTTGGAGACAGCAAATGGCTGAGAAAATCATATCACCAGGTGTATTTACAAATGAAATAGACCAATCTTTTTTACCCGCAACTGCCGGTCCTATTGGGGCAGCTGTTGTCGGTCCAACTGTAAAAGGTCCTATCCTTGAACCAACTATGGTTAACTCTTATTCCGAGTTTGTCAACATATTCGGTGAGCTAGTAGAAAGTGGTAGTGACAATTATCAATATTTAACATCACATACTGCTAAAGAATATTTAAGAATAGGTGGTCCTCTAACAGTTGTTAGGGTTGCTGAACCCGCAGGTAATACAGCAAAAGCTACTGCCATTGTTGTAAGTGGTTCATCATCAACTGAATTATTTACACTTGAAACTTTAGGTGATGGTCCTCAGTTTAATAATTTTGTAGGAACTGGTTCTAATATCGGAAGTAATGGTTTGCTTCCAATAAGAACACAATCTGCTACAAATGACCTACTTCTTTCTGGTAGCTATGGTGGAAGAGCCGATAACTTTCGTTATGAAATTACTCAGAGGAATTTATCTAAAGGGACATTCACATTAGTGCTTCGTCAAGGTAATGATACGAACAATAGAAAAGTATTCATTGAAACCCACGAAAATTTAAGTTTCGATCCTTCTTCAACTGATTATATTTTGAAAAGAATTGGAAATCAAACAACAACTGTTGTTGTTGAAGATGGTGTTGCTTATAATAGACCAAGTGGGGATTTTCCAAATAAGTCAAAGTTTGTTAGAGTAAGTAGTCTTCCAGAATCAACTAAAACACCAAATTATTTAGATTCAGAAGGTAATATAACAACTGCCTATGCTAACTCCTCTTCTTTCTTTCCAGTACTCGGTAGTGGAAGTTATGGTGGTTCATTTGGTACAGCAACACAGATATCAGGTGAAGCAGATCCTGGTAGTGGACAATCTGCTGGTTCAAATGGTGACGAGAATGTCTCACATCCATTTAAATTTTATGGTGATATAGATAGTTCAAATTCACAAGGTATAGATATGTCAGAGTCAGCTACTAAACCTGCTGGTGTTGCTCAAGGTGGTGGATATGCTACTGCTATCAGTATCTTAAGTAACAAAGACGAGTATGATATGAATCTACTTTTCTTACCTGGTGTAATTGACCAAGCTATAGATGCTAATCACAATTCAATTATAGGACAGGCAATCGAAATGTGTCAAGATAGAGGGGACTGTTTCTTGGTATATGATAATGTTGCTTTGACTTCTAATGTGGCTACTGCAAAAACAAATACTGAAGCTCGTAACTCAAGTTATGCTGCTACTTATTATCCTTGGGTACAGATTCAAGATGCTACCGCTGGTGTAAACAGATATGTTCCACCATCAGTTGTTATTGCTGGTGTGTACAACTTTAACGATACTGTTGGACAACCGTGGTTTGCTCCTGCTGGATTGAACAGAGGTGGTATTGATTCTGCGGTTAGGGCATACAAAAAATTAACACAGGCAAATCGTGATGACTTGTACGATTCAAATTCAAATCCGATTGCTACCTTTCCTGGTCAAGGTGTTACTGTCTTTGGACAGAAAACAACACAGAAGAAAGCTTCTGCTCTTGACCGAGTAAATGTAAGAAGATTGTTAATCAATCTTAAGAAGTTCGTTGCTAACTCTTCAAGAAATCTTGTGTTTGAACAAAATACAAATTCCTTAAGAAATCAGTTTTTAAATACTGTTAATCCTTATATGGAAGAAGTTCAAGCTAATAGTGGACTGAATGCTTTTAGAGTTGTGATGGATGATACTAATAATACACAAGAGACAATTGATAGAAATCAATTGATAGGACAGATATTTATACAACCAACAAGGGCTGCTGAATTTATTGTGCTAGACTTTGTTGTTCAACCGACAGGCGCTGCTTTTCCTGAATAGTTTTTAGGGAAATAGATATTTATTACTATAGGAGATAAATAATGGCAACAGTAACACCACAAGAATTATTTTACACACCGTATGAACCGAAATTAAAAAATCGGTTTATCATGGAGCTTGGAGATACAGGCATACCTGCTTTTACAATAAAGACGATGCAAAGACCACAAATAACTTTTGATGAAGTTGTTTTGGAACACATGAACATCACAAAGTATGTAAAAGGTAAAGGTAGATGGCAAACTCTACAGATTACTTTGTATGACCCGATTGTACCTTCAGCTGCTTCAGCTGTAATAGATTGGGTAAGACTACATCACGAAAGTTCTACTGGTCGTGATGGGTATCAAGACACTTATAAGAAAAATGTTACTTTTCAAGTTTTAGGACCTGTAGGTGACATTATTGAAAAGTGGACACTACACGGTACTTACATCTCAGATGCTGCTTTTGGTGATTTAGATTTTACTGATTCTAATCCTGTTGAAATTACACTAACCCTAAGATACGATTACGCTATATTGGAGTTCTAATGAAAAACATATTTAAATTAATACTTTCTGCTGTAATTCTTTTTGGTGCTGTTCCTACTGTTAATGCTATGGAAATGAACATGGCTGGTATGGAAGAAATCAAAAAGAAGAAAAAGAAGAAAGGCAAGAAGATTGGTAAAAAAGGAAAGAAATCTAAGAAAGGTTTCTTTTCAAAAATCTTCGGTTCTAAGTAGTACATAGTTATAAAAACACTAAGGAGTTATAATGTCAGAACATAAGTTCCCTACGGAAGTTATAGATTTACCGTCTGGTGGAAAATTATATGGAAAAGATTCACCACTTGCTGAAGGTAAATTAGAATTAAAATACATGACCACAAAAGAAGAAGACATTCTTATGTCTGAAAATCTTATCACACAAGGTGTGGTTATTGATAAATTATTAGATAGTTTGATAGTTACACAAGGTGTCAAACAAGAACAATTGGTTTTAGGTGATAAGAATGCAGTATTAGTTGCTGCTCGTATTCTTGCCTATGGTCCACACTATACTTGTGAGGTAGCCAACCCAAACAATTTAGAACAAAAAATTGAACATACATTTGACCTTACTGAGTGTCCTTTCAAAGAGGCAGTCGATGGTGTCGATTATAGTAACAACTCTTTTGATTACGAAACACCAGTTGGGAAAAATAAAATAAAATTTAAACTCCTTACAGGTGTTGAAGAAAAACTAATTGAAAAAGACCTAGAACAATCCAAAAAAGTTGGATATAATTCAGAGATAACAACAAGACTTCGTTATACAATTACAGAAGTAGATGGTGATAATAAACCAGAAACCATTTCTACGTTTTCACAAAATATGTTAGCTCGTGATTCTATGGCATTGAGAAATTACATTCAAGAAATTTCTCCCGATATTGATTTGACATCGGAAATCCAAATAGGAGGTAAAGCTGTGAGTGTGTCAATCCCACTTACAGTTGAGTTTTTTTGGCCTAAGTCCGTCTAATAAATTAGACATACATCAATCTATATTTTACTTTATTTATGGAACACCTGGCTTTACATTTAGTGATGTCTATAATATGCCTGTCCATTTAAAAAACTTTTATTTACGAGAGTTTATGGATTTTAAAAAGAAAGAAAAAGAGCAAATAGATAACGCACAACCAAAACCACAATCAACAATCCCTCGTAGATTTTCCCCTAAATAACTCTTTTCTTTATATTTATTAATGTATATAGGAGAACTGTATCATGTCGTTTATGAGTAACAAATCAATATTGAAAGAAGGTATAATTGACGCTATAGTCAAAAAATTCTTCTTGAAAAAGGCACTAAAAAAAGACAAAAAGTTTCAGAAACAATTAAAAAAATTAGACATAGCTCTATCTGATTTTGAAAAGGCAGCAAATGCACAATTAAAGAAGAGTGATCCTAATGCTAAACCAGTGAAGTTAGATAGGTTTAAATTATAAAATGGCTGATAATCCAAAAGAATTATTAAGAGCACAACAACTTGCTAATGATGCTATTAGAGAAGGTAATGACCTAACTGCTACTTTTGGCAGACTTTTAAAAGATAATGTAAAAAGTGCAGGAAGACTAAACGATTCAATCAAGAATAATGCTGATATTATACAAAGGCAAATACAAGATAGAAAATCACAAACTAGTTTAACAGATAAATTAAAAAATGTAGAAAAAGATATAACTAATAGTCTGTCAACCAGAGATGGTATTGGAAAAAGATACTTCGGTAGGAATAAACAACTCGGACAAGATTTAGTAAAACAATTAAACACACAAATAAAAGGACTAGAAGGAGAAAAAGAAAGATTAGAAACTTTAGTAAGAGTAGATGATATAACAGGTGGATTGATTACCAAAGCCAAAGCTTTTGTTGATGCTATCACTGCGGGTGCTGTTTTTGCTGTATTGACTTCAGCGGCAAAAAAGTTTGGTGCAACATTAGATACTATCGGTCAACAATTTGGAAGTTTAGATGTTTTAGGAAAACCTGTCACCGATAATTTATTAAATTCACAGATAGAAGCTATTAAACTTGGTGGAAGTATACAAGATGTAGCCAGTATAACAAATACATTAGCATCAAACTTTGGAATGTCTTTAGAGGAGGCCAGTAAACTATCTAGTAAGGTTTTTGATACGAGTAAAGCTTTAGGGTTATCTGCTGATGAAAGTGCAAATTTATTTGGTTCTCTAACACAAGTTGCCAATCTATCAGCCGAACAAGCTGAGTCACTTGCTGAAGGAGCTTTTCAATTAGCCAGACAAAGAGGAGTTGCTCCATCTGCTGTTCTCAGAGACATAGCTGGTTCTGCTGAAGAAATTGCTTTGTTTACAAAAGGTGGTGGTGACAACATAGCAGAGGCAGCCGTTCAGGCAAGAAGTTTAGGATTATCACTATCACAGACTTCTAAAATAGCAGAGGGGTTGTTAGATTTTGAAAATTCTATAGCTAAAGAGGTAACAGCTTCAGTTTTATTAGGTAGACAACTCAATCTTCAAAAGGCAAGAGAATTAGCTCTTAACAACGATATCGCTGGTGCCATGGAAGAAGTTGTAAAACAAGTTGGAACTGAAGAAGAGTTTCTTAAATTACAGTTACCAGCTAGAAAAGCTCTTGCCGACTCCATTGGAGTTTCAGTTGGTGAGATGGCAAAGTTGGTTGGTCAGAGTGATAAACTATCTCTAAGTGGTGCTATGGCAGCTGGTAATTTTGAAGACTTATTAGGGGAAGAGGGTATATCCACTATAAGTCAGTTAACAAATACTATAAAGTCATTGGGTGCTTCTTTGGTAAATAGTTTAGGTCCTGCTTTAATGACAGTAACTTCATTTTTATTACCTTTCGTAGATATGGCGGCTAGTTTAATCGGCACTTTGAATGAAATGGGAGTAATATTACCAGTTGTTGCAGCTGGTCTTGGTTTTTTTGCAGTTAAATCGGCAGTTGCTGCAGCTGGAGCAATTAGAGATGCGTATAGCTCTATGGCTGCTAAAGCTTTTAAACTACCATTTCCAGTAAATATCGCAGCCGGTGTTGCAGGTGCTGCGGCTATTGCGGCAATTGTTGCTCAGTCAAAATCAGTCGATGACTTCACATCTGGTCCTGGTGGTATCACAACAATGATGGGACCTGCTGGTGTATTTAGTTTGAACCCAAGAGACTCTGTGTTGGCAAC